AGTTGAAACACCTCGAGGAACTGCTTCGTTACCTCGACCGTGTCGATGAACGGGTTGTTCAGCAGGAACTGCATTGCAGCCTTGAACTGCTCCTGCAGCACGGCGCGGTTGCTCTCCATCGGGGAGTACGGCACCACCTTGAACTTCACGCGCACGCCCTCAAGCGTGGACGGGTGGATGGGCTCGGCGTCGGAGTAGCCGGTGAACTCAACGATCTTCTCTTCCTGCATGAACTTGCTGGCGAGGAAGGCGATCTTCTCTGCGACCTCGATCGTCACCGTGTCGATCTTGCGCTGGCGAGCAGACAGACGGTTGCGGAGCTGGCCCTCGACAAGCGCCAACTCGGTCGCCGTGCGCGCACCCGTGACCTGACCACGCTGTGCATCCGCGAGCGCAGAGACGGTGGCGATGCTCTTCTCGAGCGCAGCCGCCATCTCAAAGAGCGCACTAGGAGGCTGCGGCATCGGGTACGGGTAGAAGCTGTTCTGCAGCGGCTGGTTGTTCGTCGTGCGGATGCCGATCATCGACCCGACCGGCGCCTCTTGCGCGAGAGCCACGTCCTCGCTCTGCAGCGCGGTGCTGTCATACGCCGTCTTCGGAATCGACAGACGCGCGATGTTCAGCAGGTAGGTACGGATGTGGTTCAACTCTTCTTGGTTGTCGCTAATCAGAGCGATGTCGGAGAGGCCACGGCAGTCCTGCCCGTTGTTGTTGAGCGCGATGATGCTGTACGGGCAGTACAGCAGCGCATCCTCCATGAGCGGCTCCTCATGGTCGGGGTGCATGTGGACGACGCGTCCACTCTCGATGTCGTACACCTCGTACACGACGATCCAGTTCTGCCAGTTCTTGAGCTGCTCGCGAGAGACCCCAGTGCCGAGATCGTAGTTGAGCCAGCGAGGGTAGGTGTCTCCCTTGAGGCTGTTCGCCCACGGCTTGTACATGCCCTGAGCGATGCGCTCCTTGAGGTCTTCCTCGCTGATGACCGTCGCCTCGATCCAGTACCGGATGTCAGACGGACGCCGTGCGGTGAGGTCGAAGAAGACCGCTCGCATGTCGCACGCCCGCACCAGCGGAAGGTCCTGCTGCTTGTCCCACACGGTCTTCAGCACGCCACGACCGTAGAGGACCGCGTCCTGCACCGCGAGGACCAGCTCGCTGTAGTAGTCGCTGGTGTCGAGCGCGAGGTTGACCACGCCCTCCATGCCGCGGAGAGCATCACCGGGAGACGGGCCACGGGAGAGCGCGGTCACCTGTGGGTTGCGGGGGATGAGCGAGGAGAGCGCAGTCTCGGTGATGGCGAACGTGAGGTTGATCGAGGTCACGATCAGCTCGCTCTCGGTCGGACCAGCAGACTCGCGGTCGGTGTAGAACTTGCCCTGGTAGAACCGCAGCAGCCGATCGAAGGCAAGCTTCTCCGTGCTCTTGTACGACTCGACGTGTCGGTGGATCGTAGGGAGGTACTCGTTGAGCTTCATGGGTGAATCCCCAATGTCTTACGACGGCGAGGCTTGAAGAGCTTGTCCAGCGTATCTACCGACATGGCAGAAGTCTGACCGGGCTTTAGTACATGCGGACGGCTACTGCCCGCTGGGCGCAGTCCATATCCCCGCTGCCTAAACATAGCAGCAGCGATCATCACAGTGATGGCCCGGTCGAAGTGGTGGCGTCCATGCTCGCCCTTTCCACGCTTACGGCTCTGACCATCCCACTGCATGAGCTGGTGGATGGTCGCCTTCGTCTTCAGGTGGATGTCGTTCTGGCGAAGCTGCTCGACCAGCGTCACGATGGCCGCGCTCTTACCGGTCGCGGTCATGTAGAAGCCGGGGTGGTTGGCGTTCGTGTGGTAGAGCTTCGGACACCGTGCAGACATGAGCGCCTGAACGCATGCGGGGGCGTTGCTCTCCACCACCACATCGCAGTCCCAGTGCGACTGGATGCGCATGATGCGTGCGGCGAGGCGACCTGGGTCTTCACGACCAGACCACGACATCACCTCGGTGCGGTCCCACGCGTTCCACATGGTGATGGCGCTCGGGTCTCCGTCGCTACCGTAGCCGGCAGGGTCGCACGTCAGAAGGTATGGGACGCCTTCCTCGCGGTCCTCAAAGTAATGCTCACGACCGTCGATGGTGGCGACGGCATCCGTCAGCATGGGCAGCAGCGCATCCGAGGGAAGGATGTTGCCGCTCTCTGCCGCCCATCCGTCATACGGGCCGTAGGGGTACTTGTGCCTGAACTTGTTGTCGTCACCGATGAACTCGGTGTCGAGACGCGCACGCCTGAACGCGAGGTGCGCGTAGGTGATGCCCTCAAGCTCTTCCATCAGCCGCAGTTCGGTCTGGTCTGGAATGAACGTCGGGTCGTGGATGGTGCAGGTGTCGTCCAGCCACCACTTGAGGAAGACCGGGTGGAACTGGCTCGAGCCTTCAAGCGCCTTGAGCCACATCGTGTGCGAGGTCGTGCCCTGCTTACCAGGGGTGGACTCCATCACGACGCGAGCGTTCTGCCTCTTCGCGACGGACGGGAAGAAGTGCGCGTTGAAGTTGTCCTGATCGTTGAACTCGTCGTACTCGGTGACGACGACACGGTCGGGGCTGTTGCCGATGGCCGGCGTACCGGTCGCTGCGGTGATGGTCTTGATGCGCCCACCGTGGACGAACTCCATCTCGCGCTTCGCAGGGTCACGACCAGAGCGGGTGGGGATCTTGATGGCGTCCGGCAGGTAGTCATACGCGTAACGAGCGCGGCCCCACGCCGTCTCTGCCGTGTCGTACTTCTCTGCGATCAGCACGCCCTGCACGCCTGGGCTGTACATGCACTGACCGAGCAGATCGAGAATCATCAGCGTGGTGATCTTCGCCTGACGGTACTTCTTGACCATCACCCAGCGGTGGTTGATGCACGCGTCCAGCACCTGCTGCTGCGTGGGCGTGATGTTCAGCGACCCGATGCTCTCGTCTTCGCGAACGATTCGACAGATGCTGACGAACCGGTCTCGCTGCATCGCGGCCCTAACGGCTGCTGCATCAAGCGGCGTGGTAGTCCCGTTGCGTGCCATGCGCTCCCTTATCTACTTCTTCGGAAGTTTTCCATGTCCGGCCTTCCGAGCCGTCTCAAGAGCGATCGCGATGCGCTGCTTCTGGCTCATCTTCGGCTTCTCTTTCGCCATCATGCTGATGTTCTTGCTGATGGCTTCACGGCTGAACTCTTTAGACAGCGGCATCTTTCACCTCATAGTCGCGACCTAGCGTGATGCTGGTGCGGGTGGTAGTCTAGCGCATCCGGCAAAGCACATCCCGTGCAGGTAGGGCTGGAGCCCGAAAGGGTCTGGAGGAATCAATGCCGTTCGTTCGTCGTAACGCCATCTGGAATGGCGAGGTCACTGCCCCCAAGCTCGCGAGCAACGCCTTCAGCGGCGTGATTCTTGCGAACGCCACCGTCTACAGCGCCACGAACACCGCGCCGACGCTCTCGGCTCCGCTGGTCGTGCCGGTCTCGTTCACTGCGGGAACGGCGACCATCGACATCACGATGCCCTACAAGGTGCGCGTGATCGGAGCCACGCACGTCAAGACGACGGCGAACGCTGCAGCCGCCAACACCATCGCGGTGCTGAACACGGCGAACAGCATCACGGGCACCATCACGGTCAACGTGAACGATGCGGTCGTGACCCCTCTGCTCTCCATTGACGACGCCAACCACGAAATCCCCGCTGGTGGCCTTCTCCGTCTGACCTCGACTCAGGCCGGTGGTGGCAACAGCGCCTGTATCGTGTACGTCACCGTCCTGCGCGTGGCCTGATGAGCGCGATCGCCCCGCAGCCCGTCTCGCGGTTGACGGGCACGACGGCTGCTTCCGGTAGCACGACGCAGACCGCGCTCGTGCTGTCGGATGCCCGCGTGAAGATCATCATCCGTCGCGTGAAGCTCAAGCACACCGCTGGTGCTGCCGCATCGTTCGTTCCACGCATCTACAAGGTGAGTGGAGCGCTCGCGTCCAGCATCAACCAGGAGTTCGAGGGCAGTAGCACCGCCGTCGCGGTTCTCTTCGACACC